CCTCGAACACTCGGATTTCTTTATGTCGCTCAAGACGAGGACGAAATGGCAGGTCGCCTATACGCCGCAATTCAGGGTGGCGCATATCAAACAGAAGCAGACGCCGGAGTACATAGGCTATAGGAAACGGCCGATCGGATATGAACTATTCGGCCGCAAGTGGAAGGTCAACTGGGGCGTCTCATCATTCAATGCCAAGAACCCGTTCAGCTATATCTCTCCGACAAGCGAGGATACGACGATCAAGGATGAGGCATTGGCCTTGGCGATCGACGTGCTCGACGAGGCCGGGATCAAGTGGTGGCTCGAGGCGGGAACGTGTCTTGGCGCTGTCCGCGAACAGAATTTTATCGGATATGATCCCGATATCGATCTCGGTGTCATGGGGGTGACTCCGAAACAATGGACCGCACTCCGGGAGGACTTCCTCGCGGCTGGTTTCGAGCTCTATAAGGAATGGACTTATAGCCAGTTCGCGATTGAGTTGTCCTTCAAATGGAAGGGACTCAAGATCGATATCTTCCTGTTCCGGCATAAGGGCGGCGTTGCCTGGCATGGCGCCTTCGGACCCGATGAGCAAGGGCGATGGGGTTCGAACGCGATCTTCCTCCCCCATGTCTTCCCGGCCTGGCTCTTCGAGAATCTGCGCGAGATCATGTTCCGCGGCAAGCGGTGCTATATCCCCGACCCGGCCGATATCTATCTCCTCTCGCGCTATGGCAAGGGATGGAGGACACCGGACCGAAATTACAAGTACTGGCAGGACTGCCGGGCCATTAATCGGCGTTTCTTCAAGGAGGTCCGGTCTAAGCTCGTATATATCGGCGGCGTCTGGGATCTCCTCCATATTGGACACCTCAATATCCTTGAGCGTGCGAAGTCGTGCGGGACGCGGCTCTGCGTCGGCGTTCTAACGGACGCGGCTGCAAGCACGTATAAGAAGGCTCCGCTAATACCCTTTGAGGAACGCCGAAGACTCATCGAGGCCCTTTCGGTCGCCAATGATGTCGTCGAACAGGATGGACGCGACCCGACGCAGATACTCAAGAAACTTAAAGCCCCGCCCCTCTTTATCATCCATGCCACGGACTGGGATGAGGTGCCGGGCGAAGAGTATATAAGGAGTGTCGGTGGCTCCGCCCTCTATCTGCCATACACGCAGGGGCGGAATTCGACACAGATAAGGCAATCAATGGCGGAGGAGGGCCGAGAGCGGGTCCCTTCTTCCGTCCGAGTCGTGGGGAGGGGGGCCGAGCAAATGGAAGTGGCGATCCTCATCAAAACCTACATGCGCGAAGCCTCCCTCCTTCGCGGCATCAAGTCGATCCTTAACGTCTGCCCCTGGAAATCCAAGCTCTATATCGCCGATGACGGGCCGATATCGGATGATAAGGCCCGCTTCTACTCGGAACTCCGGGCCAAGGGCCACGTCGTCCTCGAGCTCCCCCGCGAGAGCGGGATCTCCTACGGCCGCAACCAGCTCGTCAAGTCTTCAACGGAACCCTATGTCCTTCTCCTGGACGACGATGTCATGTTTCCCGCGGCTTCCGATCTCGAGCTACTCGCTGACGTGCTGCGGGGGGATAGCATGGTCGGGATCGCCGCCCCGATCCTACGCAACGAGGGGAACTCGGTCGGGACCTACTTCTGCAACGAGAACTATGCCCGGGGAATAGACCTCCGCAGGGATGGTACTTTGATTGTGCGCGTCCCGTCTGATAAAATCAGATTGAAGGTTGGAGCCGCCGAGTATGTGTGCGCAGATCAGGTCGTCAATTGCTTTCTGGCGCGGCGCGAGGTCTTCGATCGCGTCCGATGGGATGAGCGGATTCGGATCGAGTACGAACACCGGGACTTCTTCCTGGCCATGAAGCAGGATGGGCGGTGGACGGCAGCCGTTGTCCAGAACGCATCGGCGGTCCATATGAGGAGAGACGAGGATATGAGCTATATCAGGGCACGACGTTCATTCTCAGCCGACTACTTCCTCCAGAAATGGAGGGCCAGCGCCATCATCGACAGATTCTAAGAGGCATAAAGACATGATCCAGGGCGTGGCGATCGAGGCGGTCGAGAGGGCGGCATGGGACCGCCTGCGGGCAGATATGCGCACGTCCTCCTATTCGATATTCCGCCATGTGCCGAAGGCGACCGCCTTCCCGTACATTAAGATCGGCGATCCGGTGATGAGCCAGAAGGGCGCCCGCGACCATTCGGGCGAGGAGATTTCGCTTCTCGTCCATGCCTTCTCGGAGTACGCGAGCGACCGGCAGGCGGCGGAGATCATCGACAAATCCGTGAAGGCGTTGACCTCGTCACCGTTAATTATGATCGACGGATACTCCCAGATTCATGTCTGGGTGGACTCGGTTCAAACAATGCGCGACGACTCGGAACCGGCGCGCAACATATATCACGCCGTCGCGACCATGCGATATTGGGTCGAGACGGCCTCTTGATCCGACGGACGGAGTAGGGACCGGAACGTCTGACAGGAGGTTTTAGCCATGACAACCGGAGCAACTACCGGGGCAACTTGTACGCTTGCTTGTGAGGGCGATATTCTGGGCGGTCAGCGCGACCTTGCCCTGAATGTCGCCCAGGAGATGATCGACGCTTCGAGCCGCGATTCAAGCCGGTGGGGGGAGAGCCTTCCCGGGACGAAGAAGTGGACGATCACGCTCAGTGCCCTCTTCATCTACAACGATGTCGCGAAGAAGGTCATTCAGGATCACATCCTGACCGGCTCACCCGCCACGATTTCAGTCATCATAACGACACCCGATGGCTCAACCTACACTGGCGAATGCATCGTCAGCTCCTTCGATATCGCCGCGCCCTATAACGACGTTATGATGATGTCGGCGACGCTCGAGGGCTCGGATGCGCTACTCGCCAGCGTGAGCTAACGGCCGCGGCAGATTAATGGAGGACTGCGATGACGGAAGAGACTAAAATCAGTCCGGACGGGATTCCGTTCGTATTCGGCGACGGCAAGGAGCGGCGACTGAAATTCACCTACCGAAGCCTATGCCGCATGGAGCGGGAGCAAGGAATCGGGATCGAGAAATTCCAGGAGATGCTGCGCGAGCGCGTTAATATCTCGGACCTGGGAAAGATCATCTGGGCCGCGCTTACGCACGAGGATCCTAAACTCACGACGGATCAGGCCGAGGAGCTGATCCAGCTTAATAGGATCGGGGAACTGAGCCTAGCGATGCTTGAGGCCGCAAACGCATCCCTGCCACAACCAAAAAAAGCGGTGGCCCAGGAGCCGGACCCGATGGGGAGCCGGCCAGCCGTTCCCGTAGTGCCGGAATAAGACTACCCCGGACCTGGGCCGAGTACGCGGCGATCCATTACGAGGCCGCCATCCGTACCGCCGGAGTCCGTCCCGCCGAGTTTTGGGATATGACCCCGGCTGAGGCGATGGCCGTGATAAGAGGCGCCCAGTGGAGAACAAGGAAACAATGGGAACTCGTAGCACGGGTTGTCGCCTACATTGTATCGGCGCTCGGAGCAAAGCATTTTACTCCGGCCAGATTTTTAGAAGGCGGGCCGGAGGAGGTAGAATTCGATTATATCGAATTCGAGGCGCCGAAGCCGCTGGGCGACGAGGAGCGGAAGGCATTTATCGACCGGCTCGCCTATCAGCACAAGATGAAATTCTGGACAAAGCTCAAGGACAAATACGCGGTTCCGCCGCGAGAGGATAACTGACGATGGCTGATGTCGGAACACTTTGGGTCAAGATCGGGGCCGATGCCACCGAATTACAGAAAGCTCTATCCGGATCGAAGGCTGAGCTCGGCAAATTCGCCTCTGACATGCAGGCGGTCGGGATGCGCCTGGCCGCCGCCGGGGCAGCGCTCACGGGCCCGCTTATCCTGGGACTCAAAAGTGCTATCGACCTCGGCGACCAGCTCGACGAGATGAGCCAGAAGACAGGAGTCTCGGCCGAGATTCTTTCTAAATTCAGCCTCGCCGCAAAGAAGAACAGCATCGAACTCGCCGGGCTCGCCACGGGTTTTAAATTCCTGGCTCAGAGGATGACGGATGCCCTCAAGGTCGGTACGCCCCAAGCGAAGATGTTCTCCGATATGGGGATTGCGGTTGCCGATGCTTCAGGAAAGCTTCGGCCCATGGAAGATGTCATGCTTGAGGTCGCCGAGCAGTTTTCGGCGATGGCGGATGGAGCTAAAAAGACGAATCTTGCCGTCGAGCTTTTCGGGCGTAGCGGTATGGATCTAATCCCATTTCTCAATATGGGAAAGGCCGGCCTACGGGAGGCCGCGGATGAGGCCAAGCGTCTCGGCATCATATTCACGAACGAGACGGCCAAGGGTGCGGCTGATGTCGCCGATAGGATGACCGAACTCAAGGCCAGTATTCGGGGCGTATTTATCCAACTCACGAATTCTCTGGGCCCGGCTCTGCAATCTATTGCTAAGTATGTAACTGATCTCGTTTCGGTATTCGGAGAGCTGCTCAAATCCGCGCCCATTCTCGGGACCATATTCGGAGGACTTACTCTTGGTATCGGCGGCTTGGCGACGGTTACGGGAACGACGCTTATTATTCTTGCTCAACTCATCAAATCTATCCAAGCGATCACGGCAGCGACGCGAATCGCCGCGCTCGGCGTGGGCGCTATCTCGGCCGGACTTATGGGAATTGCGTACATAGGTGGCGATGCTATCACAAGCTACTCAAAATATATGAAAATCCTCGGCCAGGAATCCGAGGCGACGGGCCGGAAGATCTCGGGCTTTCAGAAGGTTTGGGAATCTGTCAACGCCTGGGCTATAAAAGCGACCGGTGGATTCGATGCCGTCAAAGCCGCGCAACAGGCGCAGGCCAAATACATGGCCGAAGGCGTGCCCTCGATCCGGGGTGTCGCCGAGGCATTCCAGACTCTCGCCGGGAATCTCAAGGAAGGATACGCGACGGCCGCCTACGCCGCCTATCAGGCCCAGGCCCTACTCTTCCAGTCGATGGGGATATTCCTGCCCGCGATCAAGACGCAGGCCGAAATCCTGACTGAGGTCGCGGCTGCCGAGGATAGGGCAAGGGAAGCCGCGCAACAGTACGCCGATTTTCTTTCCAGCATCGGAGTCTCGACTTTAGCCGATACCGCGCAGAAGATCCG